TTATTTAAAGGAGAGAGAAGTGGAAAAGAACATAGTATTAAGTATAGATGAGTTGGTTGATTTTTATATGAAGAACAACAAGAAATTTAAGTCATTTGAAGTGCTGAAAGCGGTTGACGAGCAAGGTAATGTTAACTCGACGGTGCAGGACATAGTAGTCAAGGTGGAGGAATCGTGATGCAATTAGAACATACTTGGGAAGAGGACGCGAGGACGCGTGTATTTAAAGTAGCGGAGGGTGCCTTATGAGTAAGAACACACAACAAGTACACCATTTAATGTTGTACCAAGAGGACTTTGTTACGGACTCTATTTGGCGCGCTGTATGTGACAGCTTAGACGTAGACCCCGACGAGGGTAGCGCTATAACAGTGTATTGGGACATGAAAGCGGACATTAATTTTCCCGACGAGGAGCGCTAAGGTGAATATCCTAGAGAAACTACACACTAAATGGTACGAGTGTCACACTTGCTTTGTCAAGCTACCCTTGGGCACGTTGCTAATTGTTTTACTGTGTGTAATTAGTGTAGACTGATTAGCTATGCGTGACTACACAGAAACAGAGTTGGACTACATACGGGAAACGTCTGAGACGTTGCAGAAGTTTGTACTTGGTGCTGATGAAATATTGTCCGACATGGACTATGACAGCGCCTTTAGGTTTGTCCTAGGGATATCGCAGACAGCGCAGGAGCACATTGCCACTATACTTAACGAGGTGGTGCATGGTAAAGGCTCAGATGAGCAACTAAGATGTGTTATATCGCACTTAGCACCCGCTTGTTTACTTTTCACACAAACCTTATACTCAGCATTGGACGCTACGGTGCTTGTGAATAGGGCTAGTTTTATTGACGAGCTAGCGCGTCGAACGACTAATACTGCTGATATGGCACTACAACAACTAGGGGATAATAAAAATGCTCATTAATAGAGAAACAGCGCAGATTATATTTACAGAGAGGGAGGGCAGAGAGTCATTTAAAGCCCCCTTTGAAAACGTGGATGAGTTAGCCCTTACTTTATACTCACAATTACGTAGTAAGCCCGAGCATGAGTTTATGCTGATGTACTACCGTGACGATGCACATATTATGTTGATGGACTTAGAGGAGAACTTCACGAAACGCTTCGCCGATGCGGTGGAGACGATTGAACACTTCTCGTGTCAGAACAAGGAAGTGGAAAAGGAATACTGTACCGTAGGTATATACTCAATTGAGGGGTCGAAGGGGATGCTCAAGCATTGGATTTTGCACGATTTAAAGTATGTTCAAGAGGAGTTGAGGAAAGAAAATGAAGTTGAGTGATATTTATGGTAATCAGACGTTTTGTGATGCTAGCGAGTGTTTAGAGACACAGTGTATGCACCACCAAGATGGGATAGATGTCATTAACTACGAGAAGTCGGGTAAACGCTTGGTTATTAAAGATTATCGTAAAGACTGTGGGGAATACACACCTCCCGTGTTTGATATAGATACTGTATTTAACGATGGGCATGTTTGCGAGGGCTGTGAGTACTCATTCTTTGAGGCTCACTTGGATGACGAACCTAGGGGCAGGGGTTGTCGCGTAATAGAGGACGCTTTAAATGAAACAGAGTGTCCGGAATATTTTGAGTATATAAAGGAGAAATAATATGCCCGTGTATGTAGATTTAGTAAAGCAGAAGTTTGGATTATTGACCGTTGTCAGTAGAGCGCCGTCTCGTAAGTCAGACCGCAGAGCGATGTGGAACTGTAATTGCAAGTGTGGTAATAAGCACGTCGTGTCCACTGCTGATTTAAGAGGTGAGCGTGTTCGCTCTTGTGGGTGCTTGATATTAGAGCGCGATGCTAATGGTCGGGTGGTGCATAAAAAAATTTAAAGAAACTTACCCTAAGTGTTTATTTAGAGTATATTAAAGGCTTGTTTATAACTTTTAGGAGTGTAAGCAAAGTTGACGGCTCACTCTCTCCGATATGGGAGTACCTATTTAGTACAGGGGCTTATTAATGTTTTCCTCTTTCATGCACCTTGGCTTGGGTGTGTACGAAAAAAGCCGATGTAGCCGGTTCCTTATTTACCGGTTTATAGCGTGTCGCCTCTCGCGTGCATAACAGAGGCACCTAATTAGTCTGTTGGGGCAGACTTTAAATAAACCCCACTTATAAATAATAGAAGGAGTAAGAAATGTTTGAAAATATTGATGTAATAGAGTTGTTGTTAGGTAGTTTAATCCTTGTGTACGGCTGGATGTTGGTAAGTATGATTGATTTCAACGATGAGGTAATTAACAAGGACGAGCACCGTGATTGATTATAAATTCAACGAGGACAACGTACTATGTGAACTACGTGAGTACGTTGATGCTACCTACTCCCAACACTACACAAATATGAACAACACCGTACAAGCCTTGGATGTGTACCAAGCGCGCGGAACGCTCACTAATACGGCGATTGATAACTCAATCAAGTATCTTATGCGCTATGGCAAGAAAGACGGCTTAAATCAAAAGGATTTGCTTAAGGCGATGCACTATATAGTTATTGCTATGGGAAATGAATCACTTGTCGAGGATGCTGTTCTTGCATACGAGCCCGAGATACAATCAGCAGAGGTTGAGATACTGCATGGTGTACAGTTTGACTTGTATGTGACGTTTACAGATGGAACACAGCGTAAGGTGTTGATGAATAGGATACTTACAGGTAACTACGACTACCTACGCTCCGATGGCATGAAGTTTATGGACACTTTCAGTTTTTCCCCTTTTCTAGTACAATGGGATGACTATGTACTAGACTACACAGCAGACGAACTTTACTCCATGGGGGAGAAACGAGACTATGTACCAAGATGAAGCGTGGGACGAATACTGGGAGCGCGTAGAGCGCAACCAACAGAAAAGAAAGTAATAAACAACGTCACTTAGAAAGAGGGTGGCGTACAATTTAAAGGAGACGCAATGCTTGTATGGACAAAAGGCATTAAGGAAAAGCAACCTGTTAAACAGGGGCGTTTAGATATGCCCGTACCACTACCAGAGGATTTAAAGGAATATGAACATCCCAATTTACCAGAGATACCAGAAGGCGTCGCGTTCGGCTTTGATACAGAAACTACTGGGCTATCTCCTCATGGGGATGACCGTATTGTTGGCTATTCCGTTAGTATTGATGGCGGGGATAGCTTTTATGTTGCTTTTCGTCACGATGGCGACAGTGGCAATATGGATGAGCAGGTAGCGCTTGACTATTTAAAGTACCTAATGGAACTGCCTAACCTTAAGGTGATGGCGAACGCTAACTTTGACTTACGATTTGTATTGGCAGAGGGCATAACGCCTAAACCCCCCTTCTTTGATGTACTATTGGCTGAGAGGTTGGTTAATGAATACCGTGGAAGTTACTCACTGGGCGCACTAGGCGAGTTATACGTTGGTGAAGGTAAAGACGAGGACGCACTCTATGAATGGTGTCATCAGACATACGGCGGGCGTAAAGGTCGCTCACAGGCGGGCAACATTTGGCGCGCACCGATTAAACTTGTTGAGCCCTACGCTAGGGTTGACGCTGAGCTCACCTTAGACATCTATACCAAGCAACAGGAGTTAATTAAGCAGGCTGATGTGGGAGCGATTACAGACCTAGAAATGCGACTCATTGAGCCACTCTTACACATGACTGCTAAAGGTATTCGTATGGACGAGAAGAAGCTAAAGACACTTGGTGATGAGTTGGTGGTTGAGAGTCGCACACTAACTAAGGCACTCACACAGATTGCAGGCAGAACTGTCAACGTAAACGCAGGTCGTGACATACAACGCGTGTTCGATGAACTAGGTGTACCCTATCCGATAACTGACAAGGGTAACCCATCGTTCACAGCTGACTTTTTAAAGTCGTGTGATGCACCTATTGCAAAAGCAATTAGCGCGTGTCGCAAGAACACTAAACTAATGAGCTCATTTATTGATGGCGCTTATAAGAAGTATGTAGTCAACGGAAGACTTTACGCAGGGTTTAATCAGATTGGCGCGGTAACAGGTAGGTCATCATCTTCTCGTCCTAACCTTCAACAAACCCCTCGTGACGCGCGTTTCAGAGAGTTATTCGTTGCTGACGAAGGCGAGACTATGGTCGGTATTGATTACTCACAGATTGAACCAAGACTAGCACTCCACTACTGTGCTGGTGAGGTAGCTAACGAATTAAAGGAACTGTTTAAGAAGAAGCCAGAGTCGGACTTTTATGCCATTTTGATGACTAGTGCACCAGATGTAGAGCGCCAAGTGATGAAGATGGTACTACTAGCCCAGCTATATGGGCAGGGTGAGGCATCTCTATCGCTGAAGTTAGGTGATGCAATTACTGGTAAGCGAATCCTAGACGGGTTTAACGGTAAGTTTCCATTCTTTAGAGAACTAGCTAAACAGGTTTCAAGTACAGCACGCAGACGTAAATATATTAGAACGGTGGGACAGCGTAGGTGCAACTACAACGGAGCTGACTCTACTACACTACATAAAGCCCCTAACCGCCTAATACAGGGTGGCGCCGCGGATATTATGAAGAAGGCAATTGTTGATTTATGGGAAGCTGGATGGTGTGCCGATGATAAATTAGGTGCCCCCATAGCAGTTGTGCACGATGAACTCATATTCACGACGAAGCTGGTGGGTGACGATTTAAAGGAAGCCTTGAATGCTCTGGAGTCTGTATTAGTGAGTGCGTACGAACTGACCTGCCCGCTACACGCTGAGTCAAACACTGGAAAAAGCTGGTGGGATATCCACTAAGGAGAATAAATGAAGCAACATAAGCACGCTAAAGAGATACACGCATTTGCAGAGGGGTACACAATACAGAAGAAAGTATATCTGTGTTGTGAGCCTCGTAAGAACGGTCACTGGGAAGACTGTAAGGTAACCCCTATGTGGCACGATGATATGAGTTATAGGATTAAACCAATGGAGGATAACGGTGATGTTGAATTCTGATTTTGAAGAAGTTAAAGAGGTTGTTACTGAGCGTATGCAAGAGTTGCGTGACGCTGTTGATAACCTTGATATTGATTATGAGGCTAAGCAGTATCTATTTAATGAGGTGAAGGATGTACAGTTGGGTATGTATACCAAGCTGGACTGTCTATCTAAATGTATTAAACGTATGGACGGGTTGATACTAACGTCAGAACTACTGGCAGATAGGTTTGAAGATGAGTGAATCGTCATTTGCACGTTCGTTGCGTGACGGGGCTAGAAAGAAAGCTAGAGAGATGGGAATGCCTATGGTATGGACTAGACTGGAGTGCTCGCTTGCGGGCGTCCCCGACGTAGTATGCTCGGTAGGAGGTAGACATCATTTTATTGAGCTGAAGAGCGTGGTTAGGTTTCCTAAAAAGGACAAGACACCAATACGTTTACCTCACTTTACATCAGACCAGCGATGGTGGTTGAAGCAACATGGAGAGGCTGGGGAGTCTTGCTATGTCTTTTTAAAGGTAGACAAAGAGTACTTTCTATACCACTGGTCTAATCTAGCAGGTCTAGGTGAGTGGACTAGGCAGGAGTTGATGGACAATTGTGTCTTTTATGCCAAAGGTCGCATGGATTACGAAGGATTTATTAAGGAGATGGTGGGTGAGTGATTTTAAATACAAAACCAAGCCCTATGCTCACCAAGAGCAGGCGTTTGAGATAATGAAGGACAGAAAGTCTTTCGCCTTGATTGCAGACATGGGCACGGGTAAGTCTAAGATGTTATTAGATAACGCCGTGTACTTATATAACAAGGGTGAAATTGACGCAGTATTAGTACTGGCGCCAAGTGGCGTACACCAGAATTGGGTGATAAATGAGATACCAACCCACCTAGCACTCCCTAATCACATGCAGGCATCAGCCTCATGGAACTCCGCAATGAGAAAGGAACATCGTGATGCACTGGCCGAAGTGGTCGATTTAAAGTTAGGCTTACGTATCGTATGTATGAACGTAGAGGCTCTGATTACCAAGAAGGGCATTAACTTCGTTACTAAGTACATCCGTATGTTCCGTACCATGATGATACTAGATGAGTCACAGAAGTTTAAGACCCCCCAAGCTAAGCGTACGAAGGCAGTATTAAAGCTTTCTAAGCACGTACCTTACAAGAGAATCTCCACGGGCACACCTATTACCAACTCACCGCTTGACGCGTATAGCCAGTTTGCGTTTCTAGACCCATACATACTAGGTTTCCAGTCGTTTGTCGCGTTTCGCGCCCACTTCGCTATCTTAGAGAAGAAGATTAACCACTCCCAGCAACGGCAGTACACACAGGTGATTGGTTTTCAGAACCTAGATGAGTTGCAACAGCTAATTAAACCGCACTCGTTTCGCGTGACTAAAGAGGAGTGCCTAGACCTGCCCGATAAGATTTATGAGAAGGTGTACTTTGAGTTGTCTTCTGAGCAGAAGCGCCTATATAAAGTAATTAAGAAAGAGGTGATGCTTGAGATGGAAGAAGGTAGAGTTACAGCTCAGCTGGCTATCACTAAGCTACTCAGACTGTCTCAACTAATCTCCGGCTACATGACTACTGAGGACGGGGACATCATTGAAGTTAAAGGTGGTGATGTTAAGTTAAAGCTACTTAAAGACATACTGGAAGACAACCAAGAGAAGACAATCATCTGGTGCCGATTTATACACGAGATACGCCAAGTTACCGCGATGCTGGGGGACGAGTGTGTCGCGTATTACGGAGCAACTGAGTCTGATGACCGTGTTAAGAACGTGCAGGACTTCCAGCTAAGCCCTAAGATTAAGTACTTTGTCGCTAATAAGACAGCCTCAACAGGTTTGACACTTACGAGCGCTAGTAGTGTTATCTATTACTCTAATTCGTACTCACTTGAGGACAGACTCCAGTCAGAAGACAGGGCTATGCGTATCGGTCAGAAGAAGAATGTGGTGTACCGTGACTTGATTGCGCGTGGTACAGTAGATGAGTCTATTATCAAGGCTTTGCGCAGTAAGCAGAATATTGCGGACTTAATTTTAAAGGACATTAGAGGTTTTATATCATAAAAACTTACCTAAGTGTTTATTTAGGGTATACTGAGACACAGAACTAAAGAATTTTATAACTAAAAGAAAGGGAAACATGGAGCAGGAGAATGAAGGCGTAGTGTACGTTTGCCAACAGCCGTTTAGGTTCATAGATTTAAGTGATGCGTTGCGGTATGGTAGATTGCAGTATTTACTACCACCCGGCGATATTACGGCAGGGATAGCCCCAATCGTAAGACAGCTTAAGAACGACTTAACAAACTACTCAGATAAAGACTACATCCTTGCAATGGGTGCCCCTGCGGCGATTGCAATGGTTGGTGCGATTGCATCAAAAGTAAATCACGGTAATATTAAAGTATTGACGTGGGACAAAAAGGAAAATCGCTACTATGCGATTGACGTTTCAATTTAAAGAAGGAGCATAGAATGCCAGAAAGTAACCTAGAAGGAATGTTTGAGGCGGATGTACCAACTCAAGAGAGCGTAGATACAGTACATATAGATAAGATATCTATTATTGCTAACGCTCAGGTAGCAAAAAAGGAAGAGCTGACAGAGTCTGAGGACGATGTAAAGCGATTGAAGAAGGAATACATTCAAATATCACAGGTTGACCTCCCAGAGGCAATGCAGTCGGTAGGTATGGCGTCATTCACGCTAGACAACGGAGCCTCCATCAGTGTTAAAGACCAGATGAGAGCTTCTTTACCTAAGAAGAACAAAGCAGAAGTAGCCAATTGGTTGAAAGAACATGGCGCGGGTAGCTTGATAAAAGACACAATCGTGATTGAGTTTCAGAAAGGCGAGAACTTACGCGTAGAAGAATTAGTCGGTTTATTGACTGACAACGGTTTTAGTAACTTCCATGAAGATATCAGTATCAACACGGGGTCACTAAAAGCGCTAGCTAAAGAAAAGCTAGCACAAGGCGAGGATATTCCATTAGAACTTATGGGAATATTTCTCTACCAAGAAAGCATAATAAAATAACAACATAGGAGTAAGAAATGTCAACAACAAAAATGACAAAGAAAGAAAAAGAAGATAGTCAATTAGCAATCATGGGCTCATTCGAGCAAGATGCAGGTATGGGTACAGAGAACATTGAGGCGGCAGACCAGGCGATGCCGTTCCTACGTCCTCTACAGAAGATGTCACCGCAGGTGGACGAGGATAACCCAGGTTTTGTAGAAGGCGCTAAGGCAGGCATGTTCTACAACACAGCTACTGAAAAACTATACACAGAGATTACTTTTTTACCGGTGTATTACGAGCGTTGCTACATTGAGTGGCAGTCCCGTGAGCAAGGCGGTGGTTTCTTAGGTAAGCTAACACCTACTGAGGCGAAAGCACTAGGTATCACACGCGGTGAAGACGGTAAGGATTACTTCGCTAACGGTAACCAAGCCGCGGACACAAGAGAGTTGACTGTAATCATTATTAACGACGACGGTACATATGACCCTGCTGTAATCTCAATGGCGTCTAGTCAAGTTAAAGCGTCACGTAAGTTGATGACTCAGCTGAACGCAGTACGAGTGCAGGGTGCTAACGGCATGTTTGCTCCTCCGATGTTCGCTAACCAAGTGAAATTAGACTCAACTTCTGAGTCTAATGACCACGGTACGTGGAAAGGTATTGCGTTTACACTAGACGGTTTTGTTACTGACCAGAATGCCTACGTTACCGCTAAAGGTTTGTACGATGCTGTTAAAGGTGGTTCAAAGAGCGCTAACTATAACGAGGGTGATGAAGTAGTTGTTGCTGATGTATCAGACGATAGCGAAAGCATCCCGTTCTAAAGTAGCTATTAACATGACAGGCACAGACACTGAAAAACTACTACTAGCTGTAGATACAAACTTGAAACAAAAGGCAGGTAGCAAGTACGACGCGTCTAACTTACGTAGAGCTTATATGTATGGAGTTTTACGTGAGGCTTGTTATTTACATATGTCTACAGGCGAAGAACTACACACTATTTTAAGGAGATTGTAATGTCAGATTATGATAACAATATGTCGGGCGTCTTGTTTAAGAACAGGGAACTCAAATCAGAGCGTTCCCCGCTATACTCGGGCTCATGTGAGATTGACGGTACAGAGTACTGGATATCCTCTTGGGTAAAAACGAGTAAGAAGGGTGCACCATTTATGTCGCTAGCTTTTTCCCCCAAGGAAGAGCAGAAGAGCACACAGACCATCCAAGACTATCGTAGCGAAACAGGCTCTACGATAGGCGTCGAGGAAGATGACGCGGGTAAAATGCCGTTTTAAAGTAACAAGTATAATTAATATAAATAGGAGAAAGACTATGAGCAATTTGCAAGTAGAAACAATAACGCCCAGCGTGGCGAAGACTTACTTAAGTAAGAACATTAACAACCGTAGCTTAACTAAGAACCACCTAGCATTCCTAAAGAGTGAAATGTTAGCGGGTAACTTTAAACTGAACGGACAGAGCATCGTACTAGGAAGCACGGGTCGATTACTGGACGGACAACATCGCTTGACGGCTATCGTTGAAACCGGTATCTCTATTGAGTCAGTGGTTATGCATGACGTAGATGAAGCGGTATTTACTACTATCGATACTGGAAAGCAACGAGGTGGTTATGATGCACTACATATACACGGTGCTAAGAACTCCAAGCACCTGGCATCGGCTATCCGTAAGATTTTAGATAGGTTTGGTTCAGAGCGTCGTTTGACTGGTTCAGACACACATAAGATTGGTAACACTGAGTACGTAGACTTCTATAAAAAGAACAAACGTGATTTAGAGGCTCTGTTTGAGTTGTGCCACGGTTGGATTCTTCGTGGTAGTAGAGTTATGTCGGAGTCAGAAGCTATGGCGTACGTTTATTTAATGCGTGTCGAGCACGACTCAGCCTATGAGTTTGTCGAGGAAGTAATTACCGGTGATAGGAAAAACCCTAATTCTAACTCCGCACAGACGCTGAGAAAGAAGTTAATCGATACTAAGCTCTCTGGCTTGACCGCAAGAGACACACAAAAGCGTGATTGGGTGCTTACAGCGTTCAGACACTATTACACAGGTAAGAACATATCTAAGATTGTAATACGAACACCTCAGAGATTTTCTGATTTCTGAGTATGGTGGCTAAGCACAGTGAATAGGAGGTAACAAATAACTGTGTCCTAGCCATAAATTAAAAACCAGACAGAATACCTGTTGTTGGAGGAGGCGCCGAGTTTCGGCGCTTGTTTCCTTTCTTAATGGCTTTAACTTTAGCCTTTTCCTTTTGTTTCTTCGTCATAGTTGGCGCGTATCCCGCATCAGTATCAACTGACATCACACCACTATCCGGTAGCATCATACCATTACCTACATCAACATCGTCTATCAACGGAGGTATTATAGGTCTTGCCTGTGCCGTAGGCTGTACCCCACTCAACTGTTGCATCATACCTTGCATTTGGTCTTGTGTTACTAGTCCGCCTTCGGCGTAGCCATCCAGAGATTTCTTGAGAGCTTTAGCTCTTTTTTCTTTTTGTTTCTCTAGCGCTTTTTTCTTTTCTTGCAACCATTTCCACCCAGCGTATGCTCCGCCTGCCACTAGACCACCTAGTATTATTCCGCCTGCCGCGTAATCGTTACCTTCTTCAGCTGTACGCTCTAGACCCGCTAACTCTCTGTCCCGGTACTGATTCAAGAACTCGTCCGTACCCTGACCGGGCATTTGCATGTCCTGCCCTTGGTTCGACTCCATCATTAGGCGTTCTATGTTGCGCTCCAGCTCGGCTGCTTCTTGCTCTCGGCCTGTTGCGCGAAGCGCTTCTACCTGCTGCAGAGCCTCTTTTATACCTTCGCCCATCATATCGTCGATTCTTTCTGGTCGATTTAAAGTAGGCAGCTGGTAATCATTCC